TGTCGCGCCGGGACTTGAGGGAGATGCGACCGCCCCACTCCCTGCGGAGTGCCGCGAGGACGTATGGGAAGGTGTTGCTGACCGATACCGCCGGAGTCGATCCATGCCAGACCGTGAAGCATCCCTCGCCATCGAGATAGCCAGCCAGATAAGCAATCCAGAGGCTCCTCTCAATGTGTCTCGGCCCATGTAGACCCGGAACGGAACTCTCCGTCGAGGGGGCATCGGAATCCGAGGGACGATCCTGCCGCGGTGATTGCGGCGACCGCACCGTGTCCAACACGCTCCTCCAGTCCCGGCCTGCACTCGATCTGGAATTCATCATGGATCCACCCGATGACTGCGTAGTCCTTGCCCCACTCAAGGCCGTCCAGGGCCATCCCCTCGACGAAGCCGACGAGGGCAACCTTCATCACCACGGCTCCCGCAGACTGGAGCAGGGTGTTCAGGGCTGAGTGCTGTGAACGGATCGGGAGACGGCGGCCGTCGAGGCCGACCAGGTACCCCCGCTTGGATGCCGAGACCACCGCCTCCTTGAGCATCTTGTAGGCGGGGACCTTCTTCTCGAACGATGCCCGGAGACGCTTGCCGTCCTTGGCATCCCCCTCGACCACGCTGCCGAGCTTCATGTCGCCGGCACCGTAGATCATGGCGTAGATCAGGGTCTTGCTCTGGTTGCGTCGGGACTCATGCCCGGAGTCGTGCTTGTTGCGCTTCGTCCCGGACGGAACGAGCCCGAACGCGATGGCGTTCTCCCAATGCACGTCCCCGCTCACCACGGCCTTGCCGTAGGAGCCGCCGTCATACGAGGTCAGGTAGTGGGACAGGCACCGCAGCTCGAGCCCGGATGCGTCCGCACCGACCAGCGACCACCCCGACCGGGGGCGGAACAGGCTCCGGCACTCCTTGCCGTATGGGCTGCGCGAGGCAGGAACCTGTGCCATGTTGGGTCGGGCGTGGGATGCCCTGCCCGTGATCGTCCCGCCCGGGTTGATGCGGCCGTGGATCTTGCCGCACTTGGCAAGCTTGATCCACGCCTCCTCGCCCTCGGCAACCTGACCGAGACGCTTGACCACCAGGAGGTACTCCGTGAGGAGCTCCGCCTCCGGGTACTTCAGCTCCGAGAGGATCTCCTCGTCGATCCTCGGCTGACCCGAGGGAGTGACGAGGGAGGGACGCCAGCCGTAGAGCTCGTTCAGGCCACGGGCGATGTCGAGGCGGCTTCCCGGGTTGAACGGGATCGTCTTGGTCTTTGTCTTGAGGACTTCCTTCTTGGGCGGGAAGACCTGGACAAGTCGCTCCTTGAGCTCGAGCCGCTTCGTCAGGAGTTGCGCCGTGAGACGCTCCGCGCCCCCCATGTCGAACGTCCATCCGGCGACCTCGATGTCACGGCAGATTCCCGCGACCGTGTGCTCGAGAGCCCAGGCGCGATCCGAGATCCCCTGCTGGACGAGGTGGTGCCACAGCTTGCGCGTGACCTCCGTGTCCTGCTCACAGTAGTCCTGCATCTCCTCAGACCACCGAGACCAGTCAGCGGTCTCCCCGAACCCGTCCTTGTGGATCCCGAGCCGGTATCCCCACGCCTTGAGCGAGTGGCTCCCGATCATCTCCTTGGGGAACTCGGGACGCTTGTAGTCGTCGTTGCGGATGTCCGGGTAGCACAGGCGGGAGAGGACGAGGGTGTCCACGACCTGGCCGGAGGGGACAAAGCCGACCAGCCGCTTCATCGCGGGAAGATCGAAGGTGATGAGGTTGTGCCCGATGATCGTCGGGGCCTGCCGCAGGATGCGGAGGGACTCCCCGTGGCCGATCCCCTCATACGTCGATGACAGCACGTTGGCGGTCACGGCATCGCGGACCACGATGGAGTGGATCTTCGCGTAGCCGTCGAGGGCGTCCGTCTCGATGTCGAGGATGACGGGGTTCACAGGAACCTCGCCATGCGTTCGGCGATCCACCGTGCGACCGTGACGGTCACCGCATTACCCATCTGCTTGTAGCGATGGGAGTCAGCCTGACCGTCGTTCCAGTCCGGCGGGAACCCTTGGAGAACGCAGCACTCGTCAGGCGTCAGCCTCCGGACAATCGTGTTGGTTGACCGCATCGCCACCGGCGGTGGCGATGGGATCCCGACTGACGACCCGACCTTGAGTGGAGAAGAAATGTCCACGGAAATCTCGTTGTGGATGCGGTTCCCGGCGTTGCTTGGGAAGGACAAAACCAAAGGCTCAACCGCAACCGTCGTTGCCCGGACTTCGCTGACATCGAACGTATTCAGGGTGTTCGCGTACTCGTCCGCAACCCAGGTCTCGGCATCGGACGCCGAGGTAGCCCGCGCAGACTTTCGGAAAGTCTGCGCGACCATCGGGTGATTCATCTCATGGAATCCGGAGGTCCCCTGAGACGACCGCAGCGGAACCACGTCGGTCTCCAGCGGTCCGGTCGAGTTGTTGTTCCAGGCGTACGAACGCTGCTCAAGGACCATCGGGATGTCGCAGCAGTTGTCGGCCTTGGCAGACAGGCACGGGGCTACGCTGACTTCGCGGCATGTGCCGGATTGGTCGTGCCTGCTGAAGCAAGGACGACCGCCATCAGGGCATCCTCGAGCAGCTTGGGGAGACTCTTGTTCCGCCGGGACGCGCGACGGAGGATTCCGGCTGCTGCCTTCCCCGAGAGCCAGTACTTCTTGGGCGCGTTCGCCTGCAAGATCGAGGACAAGGAACACACGGCGGCGTCGCTGGGCCACTCCGAAGTACTGACTGTCCAGCACTCGCCACGCGACGGAAACAGCACCCCACTCTTCGGCCACTTCAGAGAGCACGACTGCGAAGTCACGCCCCTGCTGGCTTGAGAGCATTCCTGGGACATTCTCGACCACCACGAAGGACGGCCTTCGGGGGAGCCCTCGGACGATGCGAACAAACTCATGGAACAGACCGCTCCTTTCGCCGGCAAGCCCCGCCCTCTTCCCGGCAACGCTGAGGTCTTGGCACGGGAACCCGCCGACGACTACATCGACGGGCTCCAGCTGCGAGGGATCGACCTTGGTGATGTCCCCGAGTTGCTTCGCGTTGGGGAAACGACGCCGGAGGACGGCCTCCGCATGACGGTCCCACTCGGACATCCAGGCGGTCTCAAACTTCCCGGTCTGCTCAAAGCCGAGGTCGAATCCACCGACCCCCGCGAACAGGCTTCCTACCTTCCACTTGGACATCCGTGTGCCTTTCTCGTTTTCGGAATCGTTCCGACTTCGTGACATACTAGAAACGACCCTTGCCCATGCAACGGTCAGAAAGGAATTTCTGCGTCTTCTTCTTTCGACCCGTCCGCCGGATCGAACATCGGGCACTCGCTCATGCGCCCGGTCTCCTTGTCGTACTCGAGCGCGAGGCACGGTCCCGTCTCGCCGGTGTAGCGGCACTTCAGAACGCGAACCCGAGTCTGGTTCCTGTTCTCTCCCTGCTGATTCCGCTCGAGAGCGATCACCGCATCGGACAGCTGCGCGATGCCCTGGCTCGACCTGAGGTGGCTCAGGCTCACCTCGCCGCCCTCCTCATGGCTGCGACCGTCAACGCGCTTGAGGTGGCAGACCATGAACAGGGTGATCTGCGTCTCCTCGACCAAGGTGCGGAGCTTGGTCACCAGCGCGTCGAGCATCCTGCGCTCGTCCCCGTGCCCGTCGTTCAGTCCGCTCACCGCGATGGAGATGTGGTCGAGGAACACGGCCTTGCAGCCGAGACCCTTGCCCATGTAGCGGATTCGGTCGAGGAGGTTCTGCCCCTCGGTCGAGCCGAAGTGGTCGTACAGGTAGACGCGGTTCGACCCGAATACGCGGTCGAAGGAGTCCTTGAGCTCGTCCTTGTTCGCCCCGAGGTGAAGCCGGCGGTTCGCCTCGAGGCTCATCAGGCCGATGGCGGTACGGGCTACGGATTCCTCAAGGGCGATGTAGCCGACGGGGGTACCGCTCTTGATGAGGTGGTAGGCGAGCTCACGGCAGAACTGGCTCTTGCCGACGCCCGTGCCTGCGGTCACCGTGACGAGCTCACCGGGCCGGATGCCGTGCAGCATCCCGGTCAGCGGACTCCAGGGATAGGCGATCCCCGGCGAGGCGTCGAATGACTCGATGCGCTCCCAGATGTCCTGAGCGGCCACGATGCCGTCCGGGCGGTATGCCGGGGCATTCCACATGGCGTTGACCAGGTCCTTGGCCTTGCCGTTTCGAATGCAGTCGTTGGCGTCCTTGAGCGGGAGGTTAGCGATGAACGCCTTCCCGGGGCTCAGGACACGGGCGCACTCCTTCGCCGCTTTCTGACCGGGCTCGTCCATGTCGAACGCGAAGACCACCCGGTCGAATCCCTCAAGCCAGTCGAGGGATTTGGCGACGGCCTTCGGGGCAGACTGCGCTCCGTTCGGGACGCTGACGACGGGCCACTTGTGCTCCTGCACCTGGCTGAGGCTCATCGCGTCGATCTCGCCCTCGGTCACGACGACCATGCGCCCCTGCCCCGAGAAGCGGTGCTGACCGAACAGCACCATGCGCGAGGCATCCCCGAGGATCCTGAACTGCTTGTCGGCGGTCCGCACCTTCTGCGCCACCGCCTCCCCGGATGCGTCCCGGTACAGGGCGACCTGAACCGGCTGGCCGTGGTGCTCCCCGATGCCGTAGTTCCAGAGACGGCACGTCTCCTCCGTCAGCCCACGCTTCTCGAGCGCGGCGTACTCAACCTCGATCATTCCTTCGATCCTTCCTACTTTCTGCGGATGGGCGAGGTCATCGCCCGTTCCTCGTTCCCTGTACTGGCAACCGAAGCACCACCCGTGCCCGTCCGAATACCGGGCGAGGTTGTTCCTGCTCCCGCACGACGGGCACGACTCATGCCTGACGAACACCGACTCGCTCACGGCATCACCACGGCAACCCGGTCACCCACGGCCCACACGGCGTTCACCGTGCAGCCGATGTGCTTGAGGAGATGCACGGCATCGGTGCGCTCGATGGGGAGCCACCGCTCCTCCACCTTCGATCCGGAGCCAGGGCGTCCTGCCTTGGTCTTCCGGATCGTCACCCCCGCGTCGTATGGGTGATCCGCCTCCTTCATGTAGAAGGACACCGTGATGAGCTGTCCCTGCCCATCGAACTTGATGCTCATGTCATGCCTCCAAGGCGTAGCAACTGGACACGGCAGGCTTACTCAAAGGCCAGTTGACGAACAGGCTGCGGCTCCCGCCGATCTGCCGGTTGATGAAGGAGGCGACCTGGAGCCCCTCCTCCTTGGTCAGGGTGAACATGAAGTCGCCGAAGGAGATCACGAGCTCTCCCTCGGGGGTCACCTTGAAGGTCGGCTTGTCACCGCTGCTCGGGATCAGCGACGGGTTGTTCACGATCTTGTATGTCATGGAGTTCCTTGATGAACCTCATGGTGTCGTCGAGGCGGAGCATCAGCAGCCACTCGCCCCGGTCCCTCCGCATGAGCACGGCGGGAACCTTGTCCTTGCAGTCACGGATCGCCTGTTCGATGAAGTCGTAGACGGAGATCGCCTTGCGGAGCTTCACCTCGAAGTGGATGTTGCCGGTGCCGCCGAGATCCGCGGAGAGGGAGCCTGACGACTGCGCTGCCCTATACGCGCCTCGAACGCCGAGGACGGTCCGTATGGCATCACGGGCATCGCGTTCGCCACGCTTCCCTCTCTCGCGGTTGTTCGGCATCAGAAGTCCGTCGCCTTCTTCTTGTCGCCCTTTGCGACGGGCTTCGGGTCATCCTCGAAGTTGTCGAACGTCTCCGCGACGAAGCCGGTCTCCTCGGCACCGAAGCCGAAGTCCTCGGCGCGGCCGGCGGAAGGCTCACGGAGCTCGATGATCTGAACGCCTCGGAGGCGGAGGCTGATTCCCGCGCCGGTCGCCGGGACGTTGTAGGGGGCGATCTCGAGGGCGACTCGGGCACGGGTCCCGCTGCCGATGCGGATGCCGTCGGTGGGCATCTTCTGACCGCGGGAGTCGAACAGCGCGGGACGCTGAGTCCACGACTTGCCGCTCTTGGTCTCGACACGGGCGGGGAGCTTGGCCTTGATGACCAGGTTGCCGCTCTCGTCACGCTCGAAGGGCTCCGATGCGGCGACCTTGACCTTCTTGCCGCCGCTCTCCTTCGTGAAGTTGTCGAGCGCGGACTTCTTGGCGGACGCGAGGATCTCCTCGAAGTCGTCCGCGGCCTCCCCGGCGGGGATCACGATGTTGGTCTTGTACAGTCCCTCGGGGTTGAACCGGGTATCCGGCTCAATCAGCGAGGGGTACTGGAGGGTTCCGACCGGACTGGTCACGTTCTGGTTCGCCTTCTTCATCGGTAGTTCTCCTTGTCCTTGATTGTATCGAAATGGGAACAGTATGCTAGTCGTTACATTGTTCACGAAAAGAAATACTTGCTCTGCCTGATGACGCCGATGTCCAGGTTCCCGTATGCCGGCGGAGGCGGGAGCTTCACGCCGACCGGGAGCTGCGACTCAATCTGCCTCACCCAATCCCCGAGCGGATCGCCGGAGAACGTGGACACCCACGCCTCGCGCAGCTCGGCCGCGAGGACGGGCTGGAACGCCGCGTGGACGAGGTACGAGTCGTGGACGAATGCCGTGTCCGGGACCTTCTTCGCGTGGAGTCGCCGAGCCGTCTCACGTGCTGCGGTCGCGTCGAGGGAATGGACGAGGTTTGGGACGAGCCCGGAGATGTGCTTGCGGCGGTTGATCTTGGCGGTCTTGTTGCGGATCTGCCAGATGTGCGCCTCCCGTCCGAGGGTCGTGCGGACGCGGCTCGGGTCGTAGGTGTAGTACGACTGCTGAACCGTGAACCCGTCCGGGGTCACCCACATGGGATGGATGCCGTGGGACGTAATGATCCTGCCGGCGGCACGGGCCCACGCGAGGAACTCGCTGCCCTTCACGACGATCTCCCCGATGCTCGGCCACACCTTCCGGATGAGGAAGCCGCAGGGACGCGCCGGGTCGGGCCACGGGCCGTCGCGGTGCATCTCCGTGTACGCCTCCTTGAGGTACATCATCGCGGAGCGGGGCGTGATGCTGTAGGGCAGGCACATGACGGGACGCTTGACCATGCCCCGGGATACCCCGAGTGCCTTCCACTCCGCCGCGTAGGTCTCCCCTCGGCGAACCGCCTCCTCGATCCGAACCATCGTCCGGTCGGCGACGGCCTGGTAGATGTCCGAGGGCTTGTTGCTCGGGATGATGTTCACGGACGCCGCACCCACCTCGTCCCGGAGCAGCAGCGAGAGCACCTGGATCCCGTTGCAGGATCCGTCCACGGCGACCATGAGGTGAGACGGCTTCCCCTCCCGGACGTTCTTCACGTCGAGGCACCACGCGAGGTACGAGAAGGGTTCGTCCGCCTTGCCCCAGAGTGAGGCGGTACCGGCGGGGTCCCGGGCAATCGCGTCAGCCTCGCCCGAGCGGATCAAGGCGGCGGCGGCATTGGCCCGTTCCTCGAGGGTGCCCTTCTTGCCGAGCACCGTTGCCCCGTGGCGGAGCCATGCCTGGATCGCCTCCCCCTGCTTCGGGATGACGTGCCCGAGGCCGAACTCGACGAGGCCCCGCTGAAGGTCGCTGCCCTGGTGGGACAGTCCCGTGGCCTGACAGTAGAACCGCCCCCGGAAGTCGAGCGCAGCCGCGTGGAAGAACCGGAGGTCCTTCTCCTCGGCGAATCGACGGGCAAGGTTCAACGTCTGGAGCACCCCGATGCGGCGGGAGTTGATCCGTCGGTTGTACTCGGCGACCCGGGAGGCATCGAGGAAGTAGAGCCGGGTGGTCCGGATCTGCTCGTCGGTCCTGAGCTTGAAGTCCGTCTTCAGGCTCGGCGGCGCGACCGGCATGGGAAGCTCGTCGTGGACATCGAGGTCACCGATGGGGATCCGACGCTCAAACACTTGGAGGGCGGCGGCGAGGACCCCGGCGTTCACCCGGAAGGGGGTGTGCTGGATGAGGTTGATCGACTCGTAGACGAGGGGCATCGCCTCCTTCGTGTGGGATGCCTTGGCAACCTTGGTGGATCCCCGGACGAGGCAGTCCCCGACGCCCTGCTCGTACCCGCCGTCGTCGGGGTTCACCCACTTCCGGGGCGGGACCACCATCGGGAGCTTGATCGGGTGAAGCATCTCCGCGTGGCTCATCGCCTTGTGGATGTAGTCCCAGGCGTCCTTGGTCAGGACGAGGGTGGACACGGAGGACCGGGCGGACCGCTTGAAGGTGATGCGCTCAAGCAGCCCCGTGGCCTCGATGGCAGTCATGGCGAGGACGTACCCGGCCTTGAGGCACTCCTCGTCGCTCCAAGCGAACTGGTCCACCAGCTCCGGGACCGTCTTCTGCATCATCTCCTTGATGTTCCGGAGCTTGCGCGAGTCGGAGCGACCGGCGACGAAGTCCTTGAACCGGAGGAAGCGGTCCTTGTCGGTGTCCTTGAGGGCCTTCACGATGGCCTCCTGCTGAACCGAACGGGCGGCCTCGATGCAGGCCCGGGTGAACGTCTTGCCCTTCGAGGATCCGTCGAGGAGGGACTGGAACGCCATCATGGCGATGACCGTCGGCTCGAGCCCGAGAGTCGCAAGGAGCCGAGCCCCGATCCCGGTGTCCTTCTCCATCGTCTCGGACAGCAGCCCCGAGTACGGCAGGATGGCCGACTGCGTCATCCGTGCCCCCCAGTTGGTTGTCGATTCGTGACCCTTGTCCATCGCAAGACGGATCTGACGGTAGTACTTCCGCTTGCCCCGCTCGACGCCCTCGAGGTCGAGCTCCCTCTGGCTGATCTTCGCCATGATCCTTGTCCTTGGGTCGTCCTTGACCCGGTTGAGTTGTGTCACGCCATCACGACCGACCACGATTCCTGACACACACCTGTGTCAGAATTGAGCCTCACACTTGCGACCGTCCGCATTTCGACACATTGACACACGTGCCGATTTCCACAAGACACAGCCGAATGCACCGCATCCGATGCAACTGTTCCACTTTGGAAACAGTCAGCACATTGGAACCTAAATCTGATGCGTCTGCCAATTTCGCCACGCCCGCAGTTTGGAAGCAGTTATTATTAGTCACGATGCTCGGTTCTGTGTCATTTTGACACAACTTGTGTCACGTCCGTCGCACAGGAGTTTATGTCTTGTGCAGTCGTCGAGGCGTGTCACAATGTCCGATAGCGAGTTCGGGGCCAAGTGGGCATAAATCATCGTCGTCGAGATCGACTTGTGCCCCATCCAGGTCTTCACCCGCATGATGTCCACCCCCATCGTCACCAGCCGGGAGGCACAGGTATGGCGGAGGGAATGGAAGACCACCGAGTCGTCGGCGATGCCGGCGGACAGCACGGCCGCCTTGTACTTGCGGCTGCACTCGAACCTGTCCATCCGGGCGAACGGACCCTCCCGGTCCCTGGGCATCGAGGAGAGGATCTCCCGGCTCCTGGAGGTCAGCGGCACCGTGCGCGGGTTGCCGTTCTTGGACTTCTCCACCGTCACCGAGTCCGGGCGCACGTTCCTCCACTTGAGGTTGAGGAGCTCACCGAGGCGTAGCCCCGTGTCCGCGGCGACCACCGCGAGGCCCCACTCCCGGGTGCCGCGGAGCCGCTCGAGGATCTCCTCCTCCTCGTCGTGCGTGAGGTAGCGGCGTTCCCGCTTGCGCTCCTTGCCGAACGGGATCTTCGGCTTCTCCTTCATCCACCCGAGGCTGACCGCCGTGGTGAACATGGAGCTCAACGCGGCAAGCCGGCGGTTCACCGTGGACTGCGAGAGGGATCGCGCCTTGAGGTCGGAGATCCAGGACGCGATGCGCCCGAAGTCGATCTCGTCGATCAGCGAGTCCGCCCCGAGCTCCTGGACGACCTTGTTACCAAGGTCGGACATCGCCGTGCTCCAGCACGACGACCACCGCGTCTCATGCGTCACCCGGTAGAGCTCAAGGAGCGTTCGCCCCGACTGCGTGGTCCCCGGTGCAGACGGCCTCGTCTGCGGCGCGATGCCCTTGGCAATCGCAAGCTCGGCCTCGGCGGCCCAGACCCGGGCCTCCTGCTCCGTCCTGAACGAGAGGCGGATCCTCTTCTTGCCGTGCTGGACGCTTGCCTGCCACGACCCGCCTCGCTTGGTGATCTTCATCCGCTACTTCCTTTCTATGGCCGCGACGATCTGCTCGTACACGGTCTTCCCCTTCGCCGTCAGGTAGAGGTCAAGGCACCGCCGGTTGTCGGCGTTCTCCTCCGAGCGGATGAGGCCGTACCCCGCCCTCTTGTCCGAGGTCGTCTTGATGACGTGACTCGAGAGGTAGACGTGGATCCTCGAGATGGTCGCCCTCGAGGTCCCGAACATCTCCTGAAGCTGCGCCATCGGGCAGGGCTTGGGATGCCGCGAGGCAATCTCCAGGAACACCGCCGCATAGAGAACCTGTATCTCCGGATCCACGGTTCGGAGAATCCTCATCGCGTCCAGCAGTCGTGTCGTTGCGCTTCGCATGGAAACGATTGTAAAGCCGTGACAGTCGCAAGTCGATGCAGAAATCCCACTTGCGGCAGAAGTTGAGGTAAACAACCCCGCCCGAGTACCATTCGATTTCGGAATGTATCCACTTACGGGACGCTGACGTGATGAGGAAGCGCATCAGTACACCTGGGCAACGATTGCCCGATTAGAGAATCGAACAGACACCCGGACGCACGACTCGCAGACGAGCAGGGCCACCTTGGTCAACCCAGGCTTACCCATGTCGATGATCCGGGACTCCCACGAACTTCCGAGGATCGACCGCAGCCGGTCTCCGGAGAGACTGACGGTCTTCGCCTCGGGGAATGCCAACAGCTCCTTGACGATGGCCCTCTCGAGCCTCCGTTCCGCGCTAGCATACCCTAACATCTGCCGAACGGAAGGCCATTTCCAGGAACCGTCGGAGAGATTCTGACGCTCCGGGTCGATCCCATAATCGCTGGTCAGACGGGCTACGCGACGGCTCATGCCCCCATCTCCCTGCACTCGTACTCGCCCACCTGACGCTGGAGGACCACGTTCCGCTCACGCGCTGAAGCAAGGGCTTCAGCAAGGCGGACGAGAAGATCCGCCGCCTTCGACAGCATGAGGGAATCCGGGGTGCACTCCTGCTGCTGCGCCTCCGCCCTGGCTCGGGCACGGAGGTACTCCACGGCCACCCTGACCTCAATCTCCGGGACTCGCATCCTTGCGTTCCTCCTTGAGCCTCTTCAGTTCGTCGTTGACGGCAATCAAGGCAAGGCCCACCGCCTTGAGCTGCCGTTCCAGTTCCTCGATCCGAGCCTTCAGCACCGCACGGCTCTCGTAAACGCCGGTAGTCGTCATCTTCGGGGAATTGTCCCGCTATCGGGATGGTCGTCAAGTGGGAATATCGGGAGATTTCCGGAAATGATCGGAATAACCGAGACGGAAGCGCGGGGCTCCCGGGAAATGAAAGCCCCTCGACCGGGGCGTAATCCCGGGAGGGGCCGAAAGTAGGAACTGGAATTCTATCGCCGTGCGTTGGCGATGCTAGATCACAGCCGTCAGGGATCCGTATGCCGCCGGTTCAGCAGCTTCCCGATGACCGCGCCCAGGACGAGCAGCGCGAGGGGAATGGACGCGATGAGGAGGACGAGATGCATGGGATTCGCCTTTCATTCAGGACGCAAACAGGCGTTCATCCGATGCGTGGAGCTGCCAAAACTCCCCCATCTCGTCCTCGCCGCGCGATCCGTCGCCGTCAATGGTCGCCCATGCGTCTCCCTGGCGGTGACCGATTTGGACGGAAACTCGGGCGGACGGATAGCGACCCTCAAAATGACGCCGCACGGCGGCCACCAGCCGGGTTTCGTCGTAACGGTCGCCGTTGTCAAACTCCAAAGCGGTAGGGCAAATGCTGATGTCGATAGTTGTCATGGCTGTTCCTAAATGATCGGTGGTGATTCGGAAGACTCAATGAAGAGGACGTGGATCACTTGGTCGCCGGGGGTAGGTTCAGGGAATCGTTGAGATGCGCCAGGAACGTCTGGATCCGCTCCCCCTGGAGCATCATCCGACGGCATTCCCTCCGGGTATCGGGATCGTTCCCGCCGTCCGAGGAAATCATATCGAGCTGCTGGCAACCGTCGGCCATCACGGCGATCATCGTATGCAGCTCGGCGCGGTCCATAGTGACCGTCACGGTAGTGGAAGTCGATCCGACGTACTTCACGACGCACCCCCTTCCTCTTCGAGCTCCGCCTGGTGGTGAGCCTCGGCCCGACGGACGGAATCCAGCACGGCTTCGCGCCCGAGCAAATGCATGGCATCGGCAAGTAGGTCCGCCAGGGCAGTAGCCCCCGGGTCACACTCGGATTCCTCGGCGCATCTGTTCAGCACGGCATCGGCACGTGCGGCGCGTTCTCTGTTTCTCATCACTTCCTACTTTCCTATACGGGAATACTGCCCATCGTCAGCGGCGGGAATGACGCTCCCGCCGGACGGCCCCGGGATCCTCGGGGGAACCCAGGGACCGTTTCGGGCGGCGATCAGGTGAGCCCGTGCCTGGGCATCCTCCGGACGATCACGGCATCCTCATCGTGCAGCTCGTCGTGCGCGTTCCATGCGAGGATCCAAATGAACCGGCATCGGTTCGCGTCATCGTCCCGTAGATCGTCCGCGGACCATCCGCCGGTTTCCTTGAGCTCGGCGCGGATGGAATCGGGATCCGCCAGGGAATCCCATTCGATCCGGGAAGACCAGTAGGAAACCGCGTCATCGTTCCGGCCGGGGCGACAGATATCCCGGACGCATTCCTCGGGGATTTCATAGAAAGACGAGCACGTGAAGACGGAGACGGTTCTCATCGGGAACCTCCCTTCCGAGCTTCGGCCGCGCGGATGATCCGAACCGCGTTCGCGCATCGGCGGGAAGCCTCATCCTTTGTCCCGGAATCCATACCCTTCATCACCGGCATGAGGAGACCGACGGCATCCTCGGGAGCCTTACTACCGCTCATCGGAATCACTACCATCGGTCGAGTCCCTTCCGGATCGACGATGACGGAAACCGCGTTCCCGGATCCCAGGGCTTCCGCGAGACGGGCGAGAAGCTCGGGATTCAGGGTGACGCAGATACCCTTCCGAATTTGCTGCTCCGCCGGGATCACGTCCGCGCACGGCGGGAAGGAACCGAAATCCTCAATGGGGAAATCCGACGATCCCTTCGCTCCCTCGACCCGAGCGGTGCCGTTCATATAGACGGCGGAATCGGTGCGGCCCCGCTTCGTCGCGGCCTGCATAGCCTCAAACGGAATGAGACGCACCGCACCGGCATCGTCTCCGCGAACCCCAGGATCCGTCGGGTTCGGGAATTGGAACGGCACGACGGCCAGCATCCGCCCGTCGGTAGCGACCAGGGCGGCATCACCATCGGCGGGAATGAACGCCGCCGTGGATCGGAGCGCGAATCGCTTCGACTCGGCGGAAGCTGCGCGGTGCACGGGCGCGGGGACGGGGATTCGGACCGGGTTCTCTGAATGCATACCTACCTACTTTCAATCCTGGGAATTCTGCCCATCGTCAGTACCCCGAATTACGCTCGGGGTAGACCGGCGAACGTCTCGCCGGTTTCGGGCGGCGGTCAGTCGAGGTAAACCCCCTCACCCCGAGCGGAATCCTCCAGCGTCTCGGAAATCCAAACGGTCACGCCGGTCAGCCATTGACGTTCCGCATCAGTCAGCAGCTGGACGATGCGGGGACTATCGATGAGCTTCTCGCATTCGCCGAGGATCCGGTACGCGGGAATGCGGGACGATTTCCATTCCCCCGAATCGACCATGCGGACGATGCGGGAAATGCGATCAGAGACGGTAGGGAAAGACGGGATGAGCATCGGAATGCCTTTCGATTTCGGAATGGTAGCACTATCGAGACATTACGCGCAAACTGGAACCCCGACGGACGAATAGACCGAATCGATGGAACGGCCGCACGGGAATCGGCGGCGCAATTCCGCGGCCGAATAGAGGTACAGAGCACAACCCCGGGGATCGCCCTGGATGTACGCGGATACCCCGGGATGAGCCTTCAGGATCGTTTCGAGCTTCCGCAGGGCTCCCCGTTCCCGATCCTGGGCGCGACCGAGACGCCGCCCATCGTATTCAGAGTGGAAGTACGGTATTCCGGTCGCTTCGTCCCGCTGAATCGTCCCGTTGCATTCATGCTCCGCCCAACTATGCAGGGCCATCGAGACGCGCCGGAGCGCATCGGATTCGTCCGAGGTAAACCCGAGGGAACCCAAAGAGGAATAGAGGTTCGCGCGGGCTTCGGCGGCACGGCGGCTAATTCGGTTTCGCTTACCCATTGTCGGTACTTTCTCGCATACTTGGGAATACTGCCCATCGTCAGTAGCCGGAATTACGCTCCGGCTAGACGGCATCGGGAAACCCCTAGCCGTTTCGGGCGGCGGTCACTTCCTCCGCTCGTCCGGTTGCATCTCATCCCATGCCTCACGGAGCAAACCCACCGCCAATTCACGGGCAATGGGGAACCGGCTACGGATGCCCTTGATCGGATCCCGGAACGCATCCCGGACGGCACGGATCTCCGCGGCCGATTTGGGCATCCGTTCCAGGTTTACCGGGACTCCCGATGGATACTCCGCGCATACATGGGAGTCCCGGAGGCGAACCTGGGGCGTCTCATGGGTAGGCGTTGCCTCAACCATCAGCAGCAAACCCGAACCCCGGGTAATGACGTAGGCACGGAATCCGCCGCCTGTGTGCTCAAGCTCAAACCCCATGCGGATCATGGCGGCATCCGTGACGATTGCGGAAGTACGCGGCATCACGCCCTCCCCCCGAAATTGTCGGCATCGGTCGCGTCTTCGAACGCTGCATAGGCATCGTCCGCGCATCCGTAGAAAGTGACGGAATCGCGGCAATGATCCGAATCGCCGACCACAACAGCCCACACTCGCTCCCCCGTATCCGCAAGACGGAGCGACCAAAGGTCAACCCCGCGCGGATCCTCCTCCGCGATCCATTGCTCAAGGTGCTTACCGTCCTCCGCCAATTCCGCCGCCTGAGACAGCGCGTTATCCGTGTACGCGGTGCCGAACACGATCCCGATCACGGACGCATCTTCGCATCCGATATAGAAAGACTCAGAACCCGTGAGCCCGTTCTGCTTCAGCATGGCGGCATCCGTAAAGGGATCCGCGGCGAGAGCTTCGGGGGCTAGGTTCGCGTTCGCTTGCGCCGTGAAGTGAGAGATACGGCGGACTGCTTCAGTATGCATTTGGTTACCTACTTTCCTACTTGGGGTTCGCCCGGTTACGCTCCGGGCGTCTGTTACTATATCGTGCTTTGCTCGATTTCGGAACAATCATTCCGGCGAGAAATGCAAGTTTCTTTCCGCGCAATAAAGCGGCCAATTTCGGACGAAATGTCCGCGATTAGCCGCGTATGCCGGTGATGCCCGATAACCCCAGGTCGCCCCCCCTACCCCCTAACGCATCGGATTAGTGTTCCGGTGCTCCGCCCGAATGCCTAGCGCGTTTCGCTAGTGTGTGGCGCGGTGCCGTGCCGGATCCCTCGAATCCCGGCGATCCGGAGCTGCCCCGGGGGTACCGGGGGGAACGGCCTCGCCGGTCGTGGCGAAGACCCCTTCGCAAATTTTCGCCAAATTCTCAGCCCTTCCTCCAGCCGAGACCCCACAGCACCTTCGCCAGAGCCTCGGCGGTTTGACCCACGGCATCCTCCTCGAGATCCGGGTACGCCGCATGGAGGATCTCATGGATCACCGTGTCGAGCTCGGACTGCTCCGGTTGCCCCAGGGCTACCCGGATCACCCTGGTGCCGTACTCGCACTCCCCGTCCTTGTCCCCGAGGTTGGGCACGAAGCGGAGTCTCCACCGCTGCCCCCGGACGTTGACGATCCTGTCTCCCTTGCTCATGGTGTTCCATAGCCGACACCGAGCAGGGTCTCCCCAAGGATCCCTCCACGGCCCGAATCGACCACACTTGTCCGGATCTGTGGCAGGAACGATCCAGATAACCTATCCGGACCCTCTTTGGGGGATGATCCGTAAGTACCTGTCCCGTAACGATTTAGGGAAAGTAGTCCCCCCTACCCCCAAGTCACCCTAGAGATACCTCTAGATACCTTGAGATTACCTTTGCTTCCTTGTCTCCATTCCGGGATGGTTGCTGCGGATGATGTCCCTGAGGATGATTCCCCAAGACGTTGTCCGAGACCGATCCTGGATACCTTCAGTAGGCATCATGGACAGGAGGATGGCAGCGATGAATCCTGTTCACCGGCTGTCAGGGCCTCCGCGGAGGGATGGCACCGTGGTTCTGACCCGACCACGGACGGGAACGACATGCTTTCCGTAGGTCACCCACGGGTGTCTTCGGGAGCTCTGGGTTCCCCCTCGGGTTCCCCGGGTGTCCCCGTGGTCCTCCTGCTGCGTTGGCTTGCAGGGGGTCAGGGATGCCCCAGGATTGATTCTTGGTGTCTCTGGCTACCCGAGGGCTATCCGTTGGCAGGAACGCATCCTGAGCCATTGTAGCGGCTTGGGAACGGTTCCCGTATCGGGAGCATCAGGTGGTCAGCATGACCGCCGGTGGGGTCAGGTTGCTGAGGTTTGAGGCGGCCACGGGGTTGGTCGTGAAGTTGGGCCAGGAGGAGCCGGAGACGAGCAGGCAGGAGGAGACTGCCGTGCCGACGGCGGACTGGCCGAGGCTCCAGCAGCCGCCCACGGCGATTCGCCTCACGTTGGGTGCCGTGGCTCCTGCCTTGCAGGCAAGCCAGTACTGGGTTCCCTTGGGGATCAGGAGCAAGATGGAGGCCGAGAGATCAGTCGCGGTTGCCCCGGAGAGGTCCGTGGTGTTGAGCAAGGGTGCCCCGGTGGGCCATCCGTTGCTCCCGCTTGCGTAGACGCCGAGCTGGAAGGTGCTTGAGGCGACTCCCGTGGCGACCTGGAGGCGAATGGAGGAGGCCGTGAAGTCGCCCGGGGCCACGAAGGGGCTCAGGATGGTCGTGTTGGCGGTCATCGCCGAGGCAGTCATGGCCGTGGCGTTGGCTGCCCCGTGCATCCTGTGGGTGGCCGCAAGTGGCGTGAAGCTCGGCGTTGCCGGTACCGCGACGGCCTGAGACGACTTGACGGATGCCTCGAGGTTCCTGAGGGCCACGGCATCGAGGCCGATCCTGTTGACCCGCTGCTTCCTTCTGCTCATGGACTGGTGCCTCCCTCGGGGAGTCCCGTGGTCATCAGATGAACACCCGGTACGGGATGGAGGGCAGAGGATCGACCAGGGGAAGCTCGTCCTCCTGCGCCTTCGTCAACTCAAACGACACGCGGAGGTTCGCGTGGTAGCGGTTGTCGCCGGGGCGCAGGATCAAGCCTTCCTCGTCCACCTGTGCCGGGATCGGCCCGATTCGGTCAAGCGTGACACCCGTGACGGGCAGCACCATGACCTCGCCGTCCTCGTCGGTGACTTCCTCGGCAAGCCCTGCGGCGATAAGAGCATCGTCGAGGTCGGACTCGGTGGTTGAGCGGAGTAGGTAGTCCATGTCAGGTAGTCAGGGCTTGGAGTTGCGCGTTTGGAAGTCGGGTCGGCCAGTACTTGATCGATGACACCCATCCGAACAGGCACAAAGTATTGGAGGTTCCTGCATCCGAATACAACTTCAATGTATTCAAACCTACGGGAACGGCTCCGGTTGTATCTGTTCTCATGGTTCCGCCATTGCTGCACATCGCAAAGTCATTGACCGAGTATGCGGTTGCAATGCGAACATTTCCGCTGGTGACGGTTGGATACATTTCAGCGGATAGAGAGCCGCCGCTGTAGTAATCGACGTATCCCTTTCTGATGGCAATTCGATTGGAAGAACTTGCGCCAGTTCCTACGGAGATTTCGATTCCCGAGTTGTCTCCGCTCAACGCTGTGTAAGTGACTTTCGATACGAACGTACCGGATGGTTCGTTGAACCAAGATCCAATACTGCTCATCGTGCAGAAATCCGCCGCCCTGCTCCCCGTGCTTGCCCCGGTCGGGATGTACGAGGATGCGCCGGAGCCTGTTTCCAGTTGTGCGCCCCAAAGTTCAACGACCCCGGTAGCCGTTCCGGTGGCACTTGCAATCGTCGGGCCACTTGCCGCAACGGCTACATACGAGTATTGCAACCGCTGCCATGATGTCGTGATCGGGATGTTTGCCGAATACCCGACAGCAGAGTCGCCAAATCGAATGTTGAGATTTGTGGTTGAGCCAGTTGCGCGAACCCAAATGCTGAAGGTGTAGGTAGCACCAACGGTGTTGGTGTAGCCCATCTGGGTGTTGTTCGTGTAGTAGCCGTTGTTTCCTGCTGTATTCAGGTTGAGGCTTACGGCAGAAGAATCACCGGATGGACTAGTGATTCCGGTCGTGAGCGCACCAACGGTTCCAAACTGAATCCAACTAGTAAACAGTCCTTGCGAGTGCTTGAGCAGATTGCTCGCGCTTCCCTCAATCAGCAGTCCGCGAGGCTGGAGCGTGGACGGGTCGTAGTCGAAGCGAGGGGCTTGGTAGATCGACCCGGATGTCGCCACATAGGACTGCACCGAGCCGGGATTGATCTGCACACCGGAGAACAGGAGATAACTAGTTCCATCTCCGTTGTAAGACAGGTTGCCGCTGGAATCGCTCATTCCCATGCGAACAATCACGCCGCTTCCGCCACCCTTTGTGACCGTCAGCACAAGGCGATACCAACCATCTCCGACATTGACAACACTTGTCGATGCGGATGCCCACGACGAAGTCCCAGTTAATTCCGTCCCTTGAAGACTTCCATCCACCGGATTCAGACGCTTGCTGCGAACCTCGCCTGTCGCATTGTCGGACACAAGGAAATACGCCTGTCGAGTCCCAGATCCCTGCTTGACATACACGGAGATGGAGATGACTCCGTTTGAGCAAGTGACAGCCGCCGGATCAAGACGATGAACAGAAGCCAATGCGCTGTTCTCGGTCATGCGCCACGCCGAGCCGACCGGGGATTCACCGTCCGTGGTCATTGACACATTGGTTGGTGCCCACGGCGATGTCGTGAATGCGTTGCTCTGCGTCATCAAGTTCGCTTGCGCCCACTCCACCAACCCCTGCGAGTTGATGAAGGTGGCGTTGGTGCTGCGCGTGAACGTCAGGCGCGGGTCGAGGACGCCCGTGGTGAAGTCGAGCGAGAGCGTGGAGCCGTCGCCGTTGGCGGGGAGGAGGCTGAGCTTCCGCCGGCGTCGAGCAAGTCCGGTGAAGTAGTTCACCCGAGTCGTCGTGCTCGGCACGGAGTTCGTTGGGCTGTTTGTCATGGGTGTGTCTTGGAAATCCAGTTGAGTCCTGCCGCCGCCTCGGGGAGACCGAACGACCGCGAGTAGGCCGACTCGAACCTCTCCATCTCCCTGGCGATGTCCCTGTCCTTCCTCGCCTGGATCATGTTGTCCACGTCCACCGAGACCGCCTTCGACCAGTAGCCGACGGCCATGCTGAGGGCGTCGAGGCGGTCGTCGTGGCGGAGGCTCCCGCGGTCCTTGGTGACCCGGGTGAGCTGGTAGAAGAGCATGTAGGCAAGCTGCTTCTCCGGGGGCAGTCCCTTGGTTGACTCGTAGTCGGCACGGACGACCGCCGGCTGCACGACCAGGCGATGCTGGTTGAGGACGGGCTCGAGCGTGTCGATGATGCGCCGCTCCTTCTGGGTCGAGTGGCGGACTTCCTCGGTGGTGCAGGGCCACGCCTCGCGGAGGTACGGGGTGAGCAGCTGCGTGAACATGCCGTCCCCGAAGTTGCTCTCGACGATGATCCGGTTGACCTTCTGGTCCCTTGCGATCCTGGCGAGGCTCCGTAGGTTCTCCGGGGTGTAGCCGCCGCGCAGGCCGCCTGCCGCCGTGAGGTGCATCCACCCGTTGAGCATCTTCACGACCGCGTAGCCGGTCTCGTCCTCGCCCCGACCGGAGGGGTCGATTGCCATGACGCTCCCCGTGTAGGCGAGGAACTTGTCGGAGATGCTCTGCGGTCGGTGGAAGCGGTCACCCTTGAACCCGACCGCGGGGATGTCCTGCTCCGCGGTGTCCGCCATGCCGCCCCAGGCGATCCGCTCGGGGGCCTGCTCAGAGTCGCCTCCGTATGCGATGAGGTCGCGCAGGCGGAGCGGGTACCTGTCGGCGTCGCTCAACGAGGTGTTGAGCATGAACTGGAGCTGGAAGCCGCTCCGTCCGTAGGACAGGGCTCGCTCCTGGAGGTCCTCCTTGGAGAACCTCATGGGATCCGTGGGCTCCCCGGCGACCTGTTCCGACCATGCCTCGAGGATGCTCGGCGCGAGGCGTTCGCCGTAGACGGCGAGTTCCTGCTCGGTCGGGTACAGCGCAGGCCAGACGCGGACCTCGTAGCCGCGCTCGATGAGGGCGTGGTAGATCGACTCCTCGGTCTGCGGGGTACCGAGGAACGTCACCCTGCCCCCCGGCTTGATGATCGCATCGACCTCCTTGATGCGCTCCCGGAGCTGCTCCCGCATGGTCGCCGTGGCGGAGTTGTTGGCGACCTCGACGTCGTCGAGGATGACCTCGTCCGCTCGGCTTCCCGTGAGCTGCCCGGTGATGCCGAGGCTCTTGACGCTCGGGGCGTGGCTCGGGGGTGCCGGTGCCACGTCGAAGGCGATGGAGGAGTTCCTCTGGTTGTCCCGGGGCATCAAGTGCTGGTACATCGGGACGGCAGACATCAGCTTCTTGCAGAAGTTCGTGAACTCGTCCGCACGGATCTTCGACGCCGAGACGACGAGGAACTGCTTGGACGGGTCGAGCAGGAGGTTGTGCATCACGTATGCGGACGTGATCCACGACTTCCCTACCCCGCGGAACGCCATCAGCACCCTGCGCCTCGGCCCCGCCTGGAGCCAGTCGGCCATCTCGTACTGAACCTTGGTCGGCTCGGGGAGGCCGATGGACTTCCAGGTCAGGTACAGGGCATTGCGGAAGTCCCGCAGGCGGGGGTCGATCTCCTGCACTCAGGTCCCGAACTTCCGTTCCACCTCGGCGTCGAACGGGAGGTCCTGCGCGAGGCGGAGGATTGGGGCTCCCTGGATGGCCGCGTGGTCGATGCAGTTGTCCCGGAGGAGCTGACGGGCGACGTTGAGGTCGCTCGGGCTTGCCTCGCCGCTTCGGATCCTGCGGATGAGCTCCTCGCAGAGGAGCCCGTGCAGGCTCTTCAGGGACTCCTTGGTCTCGTCAGCCATTGGCGATGATGACGGTCAGGGCGGCGTTCGCGCCGTTGGTGAGGGCTGCGGAGGTGCAGACGCGCATGATCGGCATCGTCTGGATGACCTGGGCGGTCGTGACGTAGCCGCCGGTCGCGGCACCGAAGGTCGGGGTGACGCCGAGCGGCTTGGTCAGGACGGCCGACGAGGTCGTGTACAGGACGACCCAATCGACGCCGTCGAGCGATCCCTGGATCTCGATGGTGCAGGAACCGCTCGGGTTGGTCGCGCTCGTCTGCTTCATCTCAATGAGGGCAACGCCGACCGAATCGACGATGGGGCGGTACTGGACGGTGGATCCGGTGATGGCGGAGGACATCGCCTGCGCGTTCAGGAGGTAGTTGGTCTGCATGTTCTTACTTGTTGAGGAAGTTCAGGAGGAGGGACACCCCGGCCGACACCGCACCCGCGCTGCCGATGATGATGGACTTCATGTGCTCGAGCTGACGGACACGCCCGTCGATCTCCTTGATCTCCTGCTGCTGCTGCTGCCGCATCTGGAGGAGGGAGTCGAGCTTGCCCTCGAGCCTGCCGATGGCAAGCATCACGTCGTGGTCCTGACTCATCACGCACCGCCCTCGAGTGCGGCGACGCGCTGCTGCAACGATTGGACGGCCGAGATCAGCACCGAGACGATCTTCGGGTAATCGACGGTCAGGGTGCCGTCGTTGTTCGTCCCGACCACCTCGGGGAGAACCGCCTGCACCTCCTGGGCGATGAGGCCGACCTCGCGCTGAGAACCGAACCGAGCCGTGTCGATCCAGTTGAAGCGCACGGGGCGGAGGGCTGAGACGATCACGGGACCGTCGGTGATGTTCTCGACGGACTCCTTGAGGGTCTGGTCGGATGACGAGTTCGTGAGGATGCCGTTGCCGTCGCTGTAGACGGCCCGGTTTCCGGTGCCGGAGAGCGCGGTGATGCGCCCGGACGTGAAGATCGCTCCGCCTAGGTAAGTGACCAAGGACACGCGGGAGGCGGTACCGCTGCTTGAGTCCCAGACCTCGTAGGCGTTCCCGGATGTCGCCTGTGCTCGAACCGTGCCGGTCGGGGAGAGGTCGCAGCCTGCACCGGAGGTGCCGATGGTTCCTGCCCCGGACTTGACCACGGAGGAGAACGTCGCCGCTGCCGAGAACGTCTTCGCCCCGGTGATGGTCTGCGTGGTGTCCGTGGTGACGGCGTCCGTCACCTGAGCAGCCGTGTAGTCCCCGGTCTGCTGAGTGACCGCTCCGGTACGCCCGAACACGGACGTGACCGCGCCGGTCACGCTGGTGCTGACGTCGTCCGCACGGTCACGGGCCTCCTGCGCCGCGTACAGGGCATTGAGGCTCGACTCGTCGAGGTCGCTTGCGGTGAGCACGTCGCCGTCGTTGAAGTTGATGATCCGCTGCGACTCGATGACCGGGGTTTCCCGGGCGATCTTGACGGTGTTCCCGGCCGAGGCCCCGGAACTGAGCGTGACGGTCGGGCTCGACAGGGAGCCGCTCACGGTCGCCGAGACGAGGTTCCCGTTGACATACGCCTTGATGTGCGAGTCACGGAGGGCTGCGCCCCCGGTGAACGTGATCGGTCCGAAGGCGGTCTGCCCTGCGGTCGCCGTGTAGGTGACGTAGGAGTATGGCATTGGTTCAGCGGAGCATCTGCGCCTTCACCTCACGACTGTGGGCGACGGCTTGTGCGAGTTCGGGGGATTCCAGCATGAGCTGCTGCATCGCAGCCCGTCGGTAGTTGGAGACGTGGCCTCGGACGAGCTTGACGCGAGGACTCTCGAAGTCGTCCTGACCCATCTGGGGGAGTCCTTGGTAGAACGGACTGCGGATGAGCGACGCCAGCTGATCGCGCACGGTCCGACCGCCGAGCCTCGTCTGCCCGGTGAGTTCCTGGAGACGGTCGTATGCGGACTGACCGCTCTTGAGCCGGATCGCCTTGAGGTCGATGCCTCCGGGGAGCGTCCGCCTCGGCGAACCGACGGAGATGAGCGACTGCGCGAGCTCCCGCTTCAGGGGATCCTTGGTCGCCCTGCTCCCGGACACCGGCAGGAACATGCTCCACCAGGTCTCGTTGCCCTTGATCGGGTCGCCGAGCGGGTCGCGCACCTTGTCCACGGAGTCGCCGTAGAACGGGAGACGCGCCTGGATGGCGTCGGTCATCGAGCGGATCTCGCGGATGTCGTTGTCCATGAGATACGTCTCGGACTGCGCGAGGAAGTTCGGGACGAGTGCACCGGCGTACTGACGCTTGAGCTTGTTCTGCTCCGCCTCGTCGCCCGTGAGCGCACCGAGGGTTGTCATAATGCCTCGGAGGTAGGACTTGTTCGTGACGTTGTTCGCCACGGAACCGATGATCGCCGCGGACAGCGTCTCGATTGCCCCCTGATCCTCCGGGGACGGGTCGTAGGTCTGCGCCGCGATCTCGTATGCGTCCGCGACGAGCCCCAGGAACGTGGAAGCAGGGTCGTTTCTTCCGTAGGACACATAGGTATCACCGAAGCGGAACGAGTACGGCTGCCACCCGGAGGCGAGGAGCTGCTTGCGGAGCTCCGGCTCCTTCGGGCCACGACCCGTGAGCATCCCGTTCGCCGCGGCGATCACTCCGACGGAGTAGAGGACTGCCCCGGTCGAGAGGCGACCGGCGGCCTCTGCCATCGCGTCCTTGTCGCCCGCACGGGCCGCCTGCCACCAGTCGTAGGTCCTTCCGATGGGGTTGCGGTCGGTGACGAACGCGAGGAGGTTGGTGGGAGTTCGGATGAACGGGACGACGAGCTGGAGGACGGGCACGTGGCTCACGGCACTCGCGGTCGCCTTGCCGACGTTGCCGACGAAACGGGTACCGAACACGGCACTCTCAGCCATGTCGTCGTAGTCGCGCTTCCAGGTCGCCTCCTTCACGCGACGCTCGATCTCCCCCGACGCCTTCTGGAGGATCTTGTAGTCCTGACCGACGGCGTTCTGGAGACGACCGCCGATGGGCATGAAGTCGTCATCGACGTATGCGTCCCAATTCTGGTCAACGTAACGCTGGACCTCGGGGATGAACATCCTGTTCGCCTTGACCCGCTGCCCCGCGGCGTCGATGGACTGCATCAGCGCGTCGGCATCGACGCTCTTGCGGATCTCCGACATCGGCTTCAGGCGACCACCCGACATCGCCTCGCCGAACAGGCGGGACGCCTCCGCCTGCACGGCAGGGTCGGACACGCCGAGTCCCATCTTCGCTGCCACGGAGTCGGCAAGGGTCTCCCGGAGTGCCCCGGGGAGGTACTTGTCACGGGCAAGACGCATCCCCTTCTCCACGGTCGTCTTGCGCGTGTAGAGCTGCCCGTCAACGAAGAGGAGCTGCTTGAGCCGCTCGACCTCCGAGGACACGGCGCGGGAGGTCATGGGAAGCTTGCGCTCCGCCGCGACGATCCTGCGGAGGACGACGTCCGCCTCCGAACGCGCCATCAGGGTGGTGAAGAACTCGTCCGAGGAACCCATCGCCCTCATCGGGGCGTTCACGACCTGTCCGACGAAGTCCACGGCAAGACCGGAAGTCGTGCGGCGGACGCCTCCGGTAGCGGGATCGACCATGTTGAGTCGGGTGAAGTTGCGGCTCGAGATCGCACGACCCGGCTGGAACTCGCCGTACTGAGTCGTTCCGCGACCGAGGAGCACGGAGTCGCCCTCCTCGCGGAAGGAGACCTTGAGGGCATGGAAGGCATCCTTGACCTCGCTGAAGTACCGGCTCATGGTGCCGATCTCCTTCGCTGCCTGATCGCCCTGCTTCGCAAGAGTCCGACCGATGCCCCGCTCGAGAGGCATGGCAAGCATCTGGACGCCGCTCCACACGTTCACGGCGAGGGTCTTGGGGCCGCTCAGGATTGAGTTGCGGAACAGCTCCGAGCCGATGCGACCGCCCTTCGCCGCGAAGTTCTCCGTGAGCATCTTCGCGGCCTGCTTGCCGGTCTCCGGGTTCGTGACGAGGAGCTCGAGGGCATCCGCGTACTGGTTCATCAGCACCTTGCGGCGGGACGGGCTGAGGCTGTTCCAGGTCTTCTGGATCGACTCCATGTCCCCGAACGCCTGCACCATCTGGAGGTTCTTGCCGAGGTAGGACTTGATCCGGCGGGACGCTCCGGAGACGAGGGTGAACGCCTGGAGGAACTCGGGGGTCTCCGCCCGTCCTGCCCGAAGTGCCTGCACCGCCTGGTGCCGCATCGAAGCCTCGAGTCCGAGGAAGAACGGGAGACGCTTGTAGAGCTCCTCTGCGGACGCGACGCCGTCCTGCATCAGCTTCGCCATCTCGGCCGCGTTGATGCCTCCGGTCGCCGCCGCTGCCTCGAGCTGCGCCATCGCAGCCATCTGCGCCTTGCGGTTCGATCCCTTCTTCGCGGGGCCGAAGGAGCGCGGGTTGCCGTCCGCCTGACGGATGGCGATGAGTGCCTCGGCGTAGGCACCGTTGGTTCCGCTGCCGACCACGGGGCGAAGGTTGATTACCCCCGCGGCACGGAGTGCGTCGATCCTGGCGGCGATGGCCGGGATACCCGCACCGGAGTTGATGAGGTCGTTGATCTCCCGGATCGCAGAAGGAGGAATCGGCGACGAGAGTGCAGCCTTTGTCCGCATGTCAAGGACGCCTCGGTTCGGACTGCCGGCGACCCCTGCCATGTTCGGGTTGGAGTAACTGCCGTACATCCGATACTCGGCCATCCGGGTTCCGCCAAGGATCCCGCGGCCGGGGAGGACATCCGCACCGCCGATGGCGGCAATCATCTTGTCCGTGTACGCGCTCTTGTACCGACCGTTGAGCCAGTCCTTCGCCAGCTTGTCGTACTTGGCACCGCCGAAGACCGCCTTGATCTCGACCGCGGCGTTCTTGATGAAGTACCGCAGGAACCCGAGGACGGTCTTGGTGTCCGCCTCCAGGGCAAGACGCTTCATCGTTGAGTCGGCCAAGGTCACGGCGACCCATTCATCAAGGTTGACCAGCTTGTACCAATCCTTGATCGGGATGTTGTTCTTCTTGAGTACGTCCTTGAGCAGCTCCGCCGATTCCTTGTTCCCGGACACGCCATCGCGGACGCTGACGCCGTACTTGTCGAAGAACGCGACATGCGCCTTCTCGTAGTCGCGCTTCATCGCCGCAAGCATGGAGTCATCGAGGTACTCGGTGAGCGAGTGCCAGACTTCGTGAACGAACGTCTCCTTGGTGTTCCCGGATGCCTCAGCCTTGCGGGAGATGTTGATGACGTTCCGGATGAAATCGAAGGTTCCGTCAGCACCCTTGCGGAGCTTCCTGAACCTGATTCCCATGTCCTCGAAGTTGGAGACGCCCATCCGCTCGATGATGGAGGACATGAACCGTCCCTCCTCGGCGGTGATCCCCCCGGCCTGACCGACCTCGCGGTTGATCCGGTCGATCATCGCATCGCCGCCGCGCTTCACCGGATACGACTCCGAGTACGTGGGCGGCTTGGGGTTGTCTGCATCCTCAAACGCCTTGAACAGGTCGTCCACAGAGGCGTCCGGATCAACCCGACCGAACGACATCGCCTCCGCGGTAGGGGGCATCTCGTCGAACTCGGCCTTGTTGAAGAGATCCTCGGCGTCCTTGAGGTCCTTGCCGGCGATCTTCGCCGCCTCGGCGACCGCATCGTCCTCTGCGGCTCCGGCGGCCTTCATCGCCCGGTAGGTCTTGACGGCCTTGGCGGATCCCTTGATGCCGGCGACGACTCCTTCCAGCGCAACGCCGAGAACCGAGCCCTCGAGAGCGTTCTTGAGACGCCCCTCGAGCTCGCCGTCCTCCATGTCCGTGGACAGGTATTGGGTGACCGCGTTGTTCAGGATCGGGTTGTCCGACTCGGTCAGGAGGTCCGACAGACGACCGGCGTTGGCCTCAAACCCGACGAAGTCGGAGAACGCGCCCTTTGCAAGCGCAGACCGGATTCCGGCGACCGTACCGCCACCGGAACCGCCGAGCCACGCCGCCGCTGATCCGACAGCACCGGGGATGGTCGATGCCGCTCGGAGCGCGAGACCGCCCGTAGCGAATCCCGTGACGACCTGGGAGAGACCCTCGACGAAGCCGCCCACGGTTGACTTGGAGGTACCGAAGGGGTTCGTGTGCCAGTCGGGCAGGAGGTCGTAGGTCGCCCAATCGGCGAGGTTGTAGACGCTCTTGCCGAACCCGGTGACGCCGCGAGGCACGGCCATCAGCGTGTCGGCCGTGTCGAACACCGGACGCTCTGCGCCCTCCTGCGGC